GAAGTCAATTAGAGTTGAATAATTTAACTGAGGATGATATGGGAGGCGAGTAGAGTGGAAAAGAAATGTACTGCATGCGGTGGTGAAATATACTATGACGGAGAACATGAAATAAAAAGAGTTGACGATTTTATAGTGTTCAATGGGGATGCTTGGTGCCAAGACTGCAAGAAAGAGTACTCGTATGAAATAACATATTTAATGCCAGATGTAGAGTGGCACAATGAGATATTTGAAACGGAGGATTAGAGTATGATATGTGAATTAGAGTACATTTGTAGAGGTGTAAAAGGTGAATACTACCCATGTACCGATATTAAATGATTTTGAAGGCAAGATCACACAAGAGGTTGACGGATTCTTTCAGAAAGTAATTAAAAGAGCGGCTAAAGATGATGATGTAAGAAAAGCAGTATTTAAGGATTATCACGATAATATAATTAAAAATTGTTGCGAACAGTTGATATACAACGAAGATACATTTTTAGCTAACTCAAAAGAAATAGCATCGTATTTATTTGAAATAATGAAGGTTAATTCAGAGTTAGAATCTTGTGACTTAGCCATATGCTTATATACTAACAAGGATGAAAAGAATGTTTCTATATTAAAACTGGATTATAAAAAGTTATATACACATTCTATTCTAATAGACGATAATGATAAATTTGATATACAGTTCAAATCTAATAATATAGGTATTGTAGAGTCTCAAATACCCAAACAATGTGCTTTCATAGGCGTTTGCGGTATAAATGACGAGTATCATCTTAAAGTATTGGACAAGATCTCAGAAAAAGAGGGAATTGAAACTAAATTTATAACTGAATATCTGAATATTGAAAAAATAATTGATGATAAGTATATGACTAAGACATTTAAAAAGAGTGCTGATAATTGGATTACTAATGCTATAACTGATGTTAAAACGGCTGAGAGTGTAAGAAGTGGTCTAAATTACACTCTTAAGGAAAAGAGCAATATAGATATTAAAGAGTTTGCAGATACATATATGAAAGACGAGGAAAAGAAAGGAAGCTTTATTGAACTTATGCAAGAGAAGGAAATAGGAAGTTTTAATATTGATAAGGATTGGGTTGAGAAGAAAGTTAAAAAGAGAAAAATTAAGACTGATAACGGATTTAGTATAGAAGGAAATATAACAACTTTTGAAGATCCAATGAGGTACAGTATTAGAAAAAATGAGAACGGAACTTTTGATATTGTTGTTAAAAATGTTTGTTTCTATGAAGAGAAGTAGGTGAGGGAGAATAATATGGGGTTAATTGAATTAAATGAAAAAGAAGTAACAGAGCTAAAATATATGAATTATTTAGGATTTAAATATATAGCAAGAAATGAAATAGGTACTGTTTGGTTATTTAAAGAAGAGCCTGTGAGAGATAAGATCGCAAATAATATTACTGCTTCTCATTATGACACTTGGGTGATAGGGAAATATCCTATAAAAAACCATAATCTCTATGGTCACGTTAAAATTGGTAAGTATGATTGTATAACTTGGGATAATGGTGTTTGGGATATAGAAGAAATTTTGAATTCAATAAAATAAATATTTCATTATACGAGGTGGCAATATGAGTAAATATAAAGCAAAGAAGATTGAAATAGATGGTATAACATTTGATAGTAAAGACGAAGCAAATTATTATTTATACCTTAAAGATAAGAAAGCTAAAGGTGAAATAAGAGACTTTGGTTTGCAGCAGAAATTCGAATTAATACCTAAGTTTGAAAAGGATGGTAAAAAATATAGGGCTATGACTTACACACCGGACTTTGTTATATTCCACAATGATGGTTCTGAAGAATATATAGATGTGAAGGGTTTTAGTACACAACAGGGTGAAATGAGAAAAAAGTTATTTGATTATTTCTACCGAGATAAAAAATTGGTTTGGGTTTCAAGAAGTTTAAAGCACGGCGATAAAGATGGTTGGATTGAACATAAAGAATTAGAGAAAAAGAGAAGGGAAGCCAAAAAGGCAATATAAAGTAAGGGGTGGAGTATTGAGTATGACTAAAAAACAGAAAGATTTATATAAAGTGGTAGAGGCAAGGCTACGTAATTACAAGAATTTAGATACACAGATAAATAATGCAGAATTAGATATAGATATATATAAAGAGGACTATCTAGGATGTAAAGCAATTACCTACACTGAAGATACAGTAACTCCTTCAAATAAATTTCATTCTTGCGTAGAAGATGAAGTGTTAAAAAGGGATGAATGGCCTGCTTTTCTAGAAAGTGAGTTAAGAAAAAAGAAGTTAGAAAAGAGAAAAATCGAGAATGCACTAACATGCTTGGATTCTACAGAAGAACAGTTTTTCAAGTTACATTTTATGAGTAAAAGAAAACCAACAATGAGAAGTATTGCAAACACATTGCATTATCAAGAAAGAAACTCAGTTTATGATATAAAAGATAAATTGATTTATAAAATGATGGACATGTTATACCCGAATTTAAAAATTCAAGAACTACCTTTATTTAATTATATAGCTGTAGAAAATACACACTAAGTACACACTCGATACACGTTGCACCCTAAAAAACATGAGATAATTGTATTGTGGAAAAATATTCCACTACTCCTTATGATTTTATTATAGATAGTGGGTGAGATTGGTGATCTCGCCCTAACGTGTGAAGTGTAGTATTAATCTATGTGCAACTCATAGACTTCGCCCAACAATTATATTTTGTATTCATTTTAGCCAATGGATGCAACCCCTTAGACTTAGATTAATTTCTAGGTCTTATTTTTTTATAAGGAGAAATTGATATGAAAGAGAATTTAGAAGGATTTTGCTCTTTACTATGTCTTATAGTGAGTTGCGAAATGTGTATAGCAGGAATCCAAGAAACAGTGCATTTGCTGGCTATTAAAGAATATTTAGGAAGCGGATTGATGGCAATAATAACAGGATTATTTTTTTGGATAGGTATAGTTAAATACGGAACAATAAGAAATCATATTCAAAAGGAAAATAAAGATGGCTAAAAAGAAAGTTTGGGTTGATGCAGGACTTATTGGGGCGACTATAGATTTACCAAACGAGGAACTAAGAACGATAAATAAGGATATGAGGAAGATTCCTAAGAGTCCAAAGGTGACTAGAAAAAATAAATAAGGAGTGATTTTGTGTATGGTGTAGTTAATAGTATTGATGCATTAAGTCGTGTTCTTCAATGCGGGTTTGATGATATGCGAAAAGAATTAGTAAAAATTAGAAGAGAGCTAGAAGAATCTAATATCAAACCATTGCAAATAGATGGTATTATGAACACGTTTAATGAAGAGTTTAAGCGCTACGAGGAAGAAATGAATCGCAAGGCAGGGAAAGTCAAGGAAGATTAAGTAAGGAGGTGGCGTTGTGAAATTAACACCTAAACAAAGGGCGTTCTGTGACTATTATATATCTACAGGCAACGCCACAGAAGCAGCGATTAAAGCTGGTTATAGTGAAAAGACGGCTAGAAAGATTGGACATGAAAACTTGACAAAACTGGACATAAAAAAATACATAGATGAAAAGCTAGAAGAAATGTCCTCTAGTCGGATTGCAGATGCTTCGGAAACGATGGAGTATCTAACTAAAGTTATACGGGATGAATAGACTGAAGAAACAGTTGTAGTAATTAATGTAGGTGATTTTATGAGTGAGCCAAAGATAGTAGATAAGAAGATAGGGGCTAAGGATAAGTTAAAGGCTGCTGAACTATTAGGCAAAAGATATAGGCTTTGGACTGATAAAGTAGAAGTTGAGGGAGCTATCCCTATTGTTATTGCAGGTGATGATGAGCTTGAAGATTAAGAAAATATATTTGCCTGAGCTTATAGGCAAAGGATATAAAGATTACTGGAACTTTAAAGGTCGTTACAGAGTCTGTAAGGGGTCTAGGGCATCCAAGAAGTCTAAGACTACAGCTTTATACTATATAACTAAACTTATGAAGCACCCACAGTCTAATTTATTGGTTGTAAGAAAGGTATTTGGAACACTTAGAGATAGTTGCTATAAAGAACTTAAATGGGCGATTAATCGACTCGGTGTAGATGCCTTTTGGGATAGCACAAGCAGCCCTTTAGAAATTACATATTTACCAACTGGACAAAAGATATATTTTAGAGGATTCGATGATCCTTTGAAGATTACTTCAATAACTGTAGAAGTAGGTTGCTTGTGTTGGTGTTGGCTTGAAGAATGCTACGAGATAATGGACGAAGATGCTTTTAATATGCTAGATGAATCTATAAGAGGGGAAGTGCCAGAAGATTTGTTTAAACAGTTAACGCTTACTTTTAACCCATGGAATGAACACCATTGGATAAAGGGGCGTTTTTTTGATGCAGAAAATGATCCAGACATAATGGCTAAGACAACTAATTACCTTTGTAACGAGTTTCTAGACGATGCAGATAAAAAGGTATTCGATAGGATGAAAAAAGATAATCCACGCCGTTATCAAGTCGCTGGATTAGGTAATTGGGGTATAGTTGATGGTCTTGTTTATGAGAATTGGGAAGAAAGATTATTTGATATAGATAAAATAAGACAGAAGAATGGAATTAAATCAGCTTTTGGTATGGACTTCGGATATACAAATGATCCATCTACGCTATTTTGTGGCTTAGTTGATGAAAAAAATAAAGAGATATATGTATTTGATGAAATGTACCAAAAGGGTATGTCTAATCAAAGAATCAAAGATGAAGTTACTAAGATGGGATATGCGAAAGAAAAGATCACGGCAGACTCAGCTTCACCAAAGGATATAGATCATCTTAGAGAGTTAGGGCTTAGGAATATCAAAGGCGCTAGAAAAGGTAAAGACAGTATAAATAATGGCATCCAGTACATACAGGATTACAAAATTATAATACATCCAGGGTGTGTAAACTTCATAACAGAAATTAGTACTTATACATGGGATAAAGATAAATTCAGTAAGAAGATCAATAAACCGATAGACGACTTTAACCATCTAATGGATGCTATGAGATATGCACTAGAAGACTTCATCAAAGGCGATGTATTTAGTTTTGATTAAAGGTAGGTGATATAGTGTTTAGATTTATTAGAAAGGGGGTTGCGAAGCTGAATAGTGTACTAAACAAACCGCAAGAGTTAACATCAGATAATATTAAGTATTTAGAATATGAAATAAACCAATGGAAGCGATCTGAAACAAGAAAGATGCAAATAGTCGGGGAAGAATACTACGATGATAAGCACGACATTCTAAAACGTAAAAGAATGGCAATAGGTGAAGGTGGAAAGCTCAATCCAGTAGACAATTTACCAAATAATAAAGTAACAGACAA